TTTGGTGTTGATGACATCGTTCGTTCAGGACTTGTCAAAGAATATATTATTGCCAAACTTGAGAACGGAATGTAATGTTTAATCATGTTGATTTAGATCTCCAACCCCTTGAAAGAGAGCATATTGATGGAGTTCGTTATTATAAGATTCCTGATGAGGAAGAACTCATCAAAATGGTTTCTATTACTTCTGTAACTAGTCATTTCAATAAAGAAATTTTTGTTAAGTGGAGAAAGAGAGTAGGTAATGAAGAGGCAGATCGTATTACCAAGGCAGCAACTGGTCGTGGTACTGATATGCATACTCTTACAGAACATTATCTGAAGAATGAAAACCTACCTGAAGTGCGTCCCATTTCAGACTTTTTATTTAAGATTGCCAAGGGTAAATTAAATAAAATAGACAATATATACGCTCTGGAAGGACCGCTATATAGTAAAGAATTAGGTGTTGCTGGAACCGTTGATTGTATTGCTGAGTATGATGGCGAGTTAGCGATAATAGATTTTAAAACATCAAAGAAACCTAAACCAAGAGACTGGATTGAACACTATTTTGTCCAGTGTATGGCATATGGATGTATGTTGTATGAGATGACTGGAATATCAATTAAAAAACTTGTAATTATTATGGCCTGCGAAAATGGCGAGTGTGTAATTTATGAAGAACGAGACAAAGCAAAGTACATCAAACTTCTCGGAGAATACATTAACAAATTTGTTAAAGATAAACTGGAGCTCTATGGAACCGAATAAAGAATTAGAAAAGGCGATAGAGAGTAAGTTTCTTACCCCTCAAAAATTTGCTATGGAAATAGAAAAGATTGTAGCGGAGGGTGATTTTAATTACATAGACGCTATATGTTACTATTGCGATACTAATAATATTGAGGTAGAATCAGTATCTAAGTTAATTTCAAAACCTTTAAAGGAACGATTAAAATGGGACGCAACTCGTCTTAATTTTATGAAAGCAACCTCTAAAGCTAAACTACCCATATAATGCCAATAATTCCTTGTTTTCCAACATTAATTTTTTTAAAAAAATCTTTTGATGATGAATTTGAGCAAATTCAAAAAGAACTTTGGGATACTTATAATTCATTAGATTTTCATCATGGTGAAACTGATCATGATTTAAGTTTATCTGAAGATGGGTCTTTATTTAATGATAATGTTTTATCAAGGTATAATTGCGTTAATTTTTTATCTTTTGTTCATGACTGTTTAATGGAGTTTATGGATGAATTGGGTTGTGATGATAATAGAGAATATTGTTTAAAAGAATCCTGGTTTACTAGAACTAGTAAAGGTCAAAAGGCTCCTTTACATGATCATGGTGGTATTGATATTTCAGGGGTTTATTATCTACAAACTAATCAGGAAGATGGTTCTTTGATATTCTGCAATCCACATAGGGGAAGAACTTCTAATTTTTTGTATGGTGTTTCTGATAGCACACAAAAATTACCACCAGAGGAAGGGTTACTTGCTTTTTGGCCAGGATTGATGTATCATACTACTGAAGCAAATAAGACTGATAGTGAGCGTATTAGTGTAAGTTTCAATATTCAAATAGCTAGGGAAGGATTTACTTTAAAAAATGCCAACACAGATTGATTTATTACATCACCGCCTACAGGCGATTTTGCGTGATTATAATATGCCTGATCTTGAGTATATTGGAGAACGCAAGAGTTGGAAAAGTGGTGAAATGGTACACTGGTATCGTATAGGAAAAGCAGAAGTTCCTATTGATGCTATAACTGAATTTGATACGGAGGAAAACGATGAAGACTAGAATAGCAGGTGCTCAAATTCCAGTGGGTAGTGATATTGAAATTAATAAAAAGGAAATATTAAAGGCACTTGATTGGGCAAAGGAGAATAAGGTAGATCACCTATTAACTCCAGAAGGATCATTGTCTGGATATTGTACTGATTGGAAGCAGAAACTACCTCAATTATTTGATTCTTTACATGAAGTTGAAGAACATCAAAAGAAATGTGGAGTAGGTTTACATTTAGGAACTAATTTTCAAGAAAGGGAAGGTAGAGGTGATATTTTCAAGAATCAAATTAGACATTATAATCATAAAGGACATTTTCAAGGTGCTACAAATAAAACTTTTGTTTTAGGTGATGAAGGTGTTTTGGGAAGAAACAATGATGAGGAACCTATGGTTTCTTTTCCAATATATCATAACACTACTAATTTAGTTTTATCTGGTGGAACTCCAACTCCCGATGCATTTGCCGTTGGTTTAATATGTAATGATATGTGGGGTGCTAATGATTTGGATGAAAGAGCTCTTGTACTTCAAATAGCTGGTGATCATCCTGAAATACATTTGATATTTCATGCCACTAACGGTAGAAAATTTGAAGACCATGATTTTAGATGGGATATTTTTAATGATTGGCACAATAGTGTTTTAAGATTAACATCTATGTTTGTATACCCTATTCTTACAGTTGATTCTTGTACTCCGTGGAATTGGGATGGTAATGAGGATACTGTTGATAAATGTAGAACTTCCAGTCAAAGTGGTGTTGTTGATTTTAGTGGTTGGTTAACTGACGTTCCTAGAAGAGGTCGTCAATATTTTTACCATGATTTGGATATATCAACAATATATGCTAGTAGAATGGATAAATTCTTTAAAGAAAACAACATAGAACCTTTTGAATACGAAATCAAATAGCATTATGACCAAAGACACAATTAGATTAGCAGGTGCTCAAATTCCAGTAGGCACAAATATACAATCTAATAAAAAGGAAATACTAAAAGCACTTGATTGGGCAAAGGAAAATGAAGTTACGTACCTTTCAACACCTGAAGGATCGTTATCTGGGTATGCTAATGATTGGGTGAGTAATCTTGATGAATTAAAGGATGCTGAAAAAGAGGTTAAAGATCATCAAAGGAAATGTGGTGTAAATCTTCTTTTGGGAACTTGTTTTAGAGAAGAGGAACCTGCAGGATTAATCAATCGGAATATGATTAGATTCTACAATACTTGGGATAATGAAAATAATCCTGATAATCTTCCACTAATGATATTGAAGACTTATTGTATTCCTCATGATAATTGTATACGTAGAAATGCAGATCAAGGAATACAAAGTTTCTTTATTCCTACTGGTGAAAATTTTATGGATGGTATGCCTCTTAAATGTGCTGCTATGATCTGTAATGATATGTGGGGTGCTATAGAAGAGGTTGGAACCCCTCTTAATGAATTATTAATTAACGAAGATTTGGATTTGATATTTCATGCCACGAATGGCATAAAATTTAGTCCAACTGATAAACGACAGGAATCGTTTGATGCTTATCATAATGGTTTTTTAAGAATGACTGCTTTAAAAACTTTAGCTACAATTCTTACAGTTGATTCATGTACTACATGGTGGTGGGATGGTAATGAGGAAGATGTTGATTTTTGTATAACTTCTAGTGAAAGTGGAGTTCTTGATTTTACTGGTTGGAAAACTAATGTACCAAGAACAGGACGTCAATATTTTTATTATGATCATAATTATGAAATTAGAGGTAGAGAAAAGTTTGATATTTATGATAGAGAATTGAGAGATGACCCAGAGTATGGTTCTAAATTGTGGGGTAAATTTAGTTCTGAAAAAAATCACTCCTTTCCATATTCTACTGATGCTTTCTATAATAGGTAATGAAAGTGACACCGTTTGAGACTTATCGAACATACTTATCAATGAAAAGTCATTTTACTAACCCTAAGTATGACTTCATTAAGTATGGTGGTAAATCTCGTGCTACATTAACATCGTTCAATAAAAGAAAGGATAAGTATTGGTTTGAGAAGACTTCTAGGAAGTATTCGGATCAAGAAGTAATAGATTTTCTTTTATCAAATTTCGTAAACGCTACTAACCCACAAAACTTATGGATTGGAGAAATAATCAATTCTGGAGAAAGAACATACGCAGAATGGAAAATGAGGCAACAGAGTTTGACGTATATGTTTACGGAACAATCAAGCACGTTACTC